TCGTCAACGTTAGAAGCACCAGCGTCAGCGGTTAGCGTAATTCTTGGTGTTTCAATGAAGTCAACTCCACCGAATGTACCAATGCTACCGTTTCGGACACCTGCTCCGTCTTGACGGATTTGGTGTTGGATAACGTCAGTTACTGCTGTAGCTGCACGAAGATCGAAAGAAACGTCAGGGTGGATAAATCCAACGTAAACGTTGCCGTCAAATGCAGGTGCAGAAGCAGACCGTAGGTTAGCAACAGCTTTACGGATAAGACCAGCGGTGATAATGTCACCTGCTGCTAGTTCTCCTGTAGCTGTAGCATCGCCACCGTATAGTACGTTGCTGCCTTCAGTTACGATGTCGTGAACAATCTTATCAAGGCTGTCACCCATGTTGTAACCGATAATGTTAGCAGCGTCAGCGTCTATGTTTAAGAAGCTGGTTCCACGTGCTTTAGCGGTGGTTTGTATTGTATTACCGTACTCAGCAAGTGTTACCGTAACTTGTGCGTCACCCATTGTTGATGGTGTGAGGTCAGAAGTTTCGGAAATTGCTGAAGTAGCTTGTGATAAATCGCTGTACTTTGTGAACTTAACGCTTGCTCCAGCGTGCGATTGGTTTGTGGTTTTCACATCGCAAACCATCTCAAAGAGAGGTTGTGATCGCAACGCAAAGTAAGCGAGCTGTTCAAACGCTGCATTACCAGCGGAGTTCAGCGAACTCATTTGTGTTATTGCCATTAGGCTATCTCCAATTAAATTTGGAGCCTACCTCACGTCATTGCGTTAAAAGTACCGCCATTAGCTTCCCACAACTGCTTTAATTCTTCAGCGTTTGTAGTTTGTCTAATTAAACTCTCAAATTGAGGATCTGCTACAGGACCAGCATCATCACTTGCTTCAGCGATTCTACGCTCCGCTTCGACTTGCTCTGCGAACTGCGCCTGTTGCCCCAAATTAGTTGTATTTTCTTGAGACACTAGACTGGTTAAACCTGTGCTAGCAGCTTCAGCTTGTATTGCTTCAACAGTTAGCTCGCCTTCGTAGCCTTTCATAAAGTACTCAGTCATCCTGTTCGATGGGTCTAAGCCTGCATCACGAAAGACATCTTTGCGTTGCATCTGTTGAATTTGCGCTTCAAGCTCATCAGCCCTCGCAGCTCTCGCTTCGAGTTCTCTACGCCAATTCGGTTTGGATTCGGTACTTGAAACTTCTTCTGTTTCAGTAGACTCTGTTTCCATTATGTCACTCACCTTCTCTTACACGCTAACAACGGTGGAATGCTAGCGGAGTTTAATTATGTGTAAACAGCTCACCCTCTTAATGGGGCCGATTACATAACTTAATATAGGCAAATTAACGGGTTTTGTATATAACCTACGGTTTTCACTATCAGCTTTTTGTATCCTAATTTGACATCGTATAACGTTTGTGTTATGATGGGCTTTGTCAAACAAAATTAAAGGAGGTGTAAATGAAAATCAACAAACAATTAGTTAATTGGTTAGAATCGACAGCAGATTATGTCGAGGGGCATGGAGAACTACATGTGCTTGATGCTGTGGCATACCGTGAAGCAAAAGATTTCTATATCAAACATGGTTTAGAAAAGTTTGTCGAACTACTTGTAGAAAACAAAACTTTTAACGTAAGCGTGGTTTCGTCGCACATGTGGCATGGCGAACTAGATTTGTTTGCTGAGGCAGAAATTGAATACGTTGAAGGATTGTATGAGGATTACGACCCAGATTGTCCATTTGATTTAAACCACATTAAAGAATTAGACAAAGACATACTTGGTTGGAAGGCGCTTATTAAAGAATATCAAACTATTGGGCAGCACCAAGGCCAGTAGCACCAGCGCCAGTTACTAAACTACCAGCTCTGCGCTCTCCTGCTGCTTGCCTACGTTGACGCAACCTACGTATCTCAGCAGTAGCTTCCGAATCTAAACCAAACGCTGAAGCAGCTAATTGCGTAGAAGTGGCTGCTTGTTGTTCACCAAAAGTTGCTTGAGTCAAACCTGCTTGTTGCCCTAAACGTTGCGATATTTCACGCTGTTGCACATTCTGTCCAGCCAACTGTCTAGCAACATCAGTTTGGATACCTTGCCCTGTAGCTTGCAAAGCTGCTGCTGATAAACCAGCAGACTCAACTTGCAACCGTTGTTCAATAACGCTCACGCCACGTTCAGGATCAAGGAAATATGCTACAAGTTCCCCGTCGTTTTCAACGCCTATACCATACATGTCTTGCAACTGCGTTTTGAGTTCAGGGTTAATGTTAGCTACTGCTGTAGCAGCCATAGCTACTCGTTCTTTCATTTCATTAGGAGACACATCGTTGCCTATGAACTCAGCAAAATCATCAGGGCTGTCATAAAAGTTTGCAGGTAATCCTGCTGCTGCCATTGTTTGCCGGTAATTGTTTTCTAGCCCTATGTATTCTGCTGGGCTAATAGCTGGCAAACCTAGTTTACTGCGAGTTTCCATACCCTTAAAACGCTCTCTAAATAACTCAGTGTCTTTTATTTTAATCATTACACTTTCGCTTGAAGAACCTTCCATTAAAAAGCGGTAAGCATCATTCGTTAAACCCTCTAAACCATAAGCAGCTAAAGCATCTCTAATAATCGTTAAAGCATCTCTGTCGTCTTGGGTTTCTTGCGCTCCCATGACAGCATTATCTGTTAGCACTGTATCTTCTTCAAACGCTTCAACAAAACCTCTTACATCTCCCATGCCCATTACGCTACCTCCCCAAACGTTTGACCAATCGAGAACGCCAACGCTCTCGCTTGATCCTTAGCATCATCAGTTTGTTGCCACTCAGGAGTAGCACGAACAAACTTCCTAACCTCAGAAAGAGTCATCGGCCTAGAAGCAGTCCCAGTATCAGGCATGTACTCAATAACATCAGAGAACTCTTCCAACATATTTACTTGCCTACCAAGCATCTGCTCAATCTGGTACTTATACGGAGAAAAATACTGATCCGGCGTAACTCCCATTTCGTTAATAACTTTATCTAACGTCGGAAACCTAGAAACCGCAGTTGCTTTCAAATACTGCTCATACTCCTCGTTAGTTGCTTCACCCGTATATATCTGTTCTGCCCAATCTTGAGCCGTCGCATCATCTATCGGCGTGTAATACTTGTACGCAAGTTGCTGAATAGCGTCTTTAGCAGCACCAAATCCAGAAATATCACTCTGCATCTTCCCGTACTGCAACTGGCCCAACACAGCTTCCCTAATAGCTTCTTGGTCGTCACTATCACCAAATCGCATAAGGTTCTTCGCTAAATCAAATTGTTCTTCGTCTGATAATTCAAAACCAAGAAATTGAGCTTCTTTAGCAAGTCTGTCTGTTAATGGCTCAAGAAACTCTGCTCTTTCTGGCTCACTCATGTCTCCCCATGTAGCGTCAAATGCTCGCATGGCTCTGTCAGTTGTTTGCCACCATTCTGTTTTCTGCAATAAGCCTTTGACACGGGTAACGCTTGTTATCCCGTTTTCTACGATGTAGTCCATAAGGCTTGTTGTTTCTGTTGCGTTGGGGTCGTTGTAATCAACTAGTTTCCCGTCGGCTGTTAAACCAATTTGCATGTTTTGTGCGTTTTTTCTAAAGAAGTAACTTGCCCCTCCAAATTGTTCTTGGAGTAGTGCGTATACTTCGTCTACGTCTGCTTCCTCTATTTCTGGGGCAGGGACAAATCCGCTTCCGCCTTCGCCTTCGCCTTTGCCTCCGCCGCCTTCGCCTTCGCCTTCGCCTTCGTCGTCACTATCAGCAATACCTAAGCTTTCGGGTGTGGGATCTGCAAACATATAATCAAACCCGACTTCAGCTTCAGTCAAACCACGCCCAACAGTTTTTTCTCCACCAGAACCACCACCTCTTTGAATAACAGGGCTTGTATCTACAGGCTTTGGAGCAGGCGCACCCGTAGGCATCGCAGATGGGTTAGGGATATCTTTAAGTATTTTTTTAGGAACAAACGTTTCAGGATTTTGAACAATTTTATTAACGTCTTCCCAAAGGTCGCTAACGTTTACTTCTTCAAATAATTGAAAAGTTGAATTGCTTTCATCTTTAATTTTATTTTCTTCATCTAACAAATAACTTTTTATAGAATCGCCGTCGGTAACTTCAACATTATTTGGTAAATCAAAATCACCATTTTCCAATAAATCTTTAATTTTATCTGCAGTTGATGGTTGAGGGGATGGGCGAACTTTGGCTGGTTTATATCCTGCGTCAATTAAAGTACCTATTTGATCAATAATAGATAGCCGTTCATTAACGTCTTCTAATTCATTTTTAAGTCTCGAATACAAAGCATCGTACATTCGGCCTTCAGCGCTTTGTTTATCAATACGAGTTCCATCATCAAATACAAAAAACTTTTTTTTATTTTGCCTAAGCCCTGTTTCTTCTTGTTGCCTTTTGTCGCTAAGATCATACATTGTTATCACATACCCCCAATACCAGCAGCCTGCATAACTAACGAAGCCGCATTAGAATAATCCATAGCCCCAGCTTCCGTAGGAGCAGCAGCCCTAGCAGCATCAATAGCTCTAGCACCAACAGAAATACTTTGCGTACCTGAAGCCTGCAAACTATGTATTTCTTTAACAAACGCTTGCATTTCTGACTTAGTAGCTTTACGACCTAATACGCTTTGCGTTGCCGTATTAATGCCTTGCATTAAAGCAGCAGGGTCAATGTAATTAATTATTCTTTCAGGTTTACGTCGTAATTCCTCAATGCGTTCATCAAAAAAGGCTTTTGATTCTTCAAGGCTTACTTCGCCTGTACGCATAATAATGTCAATAAAATCGGAGCCTCCTCCTATTTCAGCTTGCCGTTGTGCGTACATCATTGTTCGTGCAAAAGCGTCTATAAACTCTCCTTCGTTAATAGAACCATCATCGTCAAATAAATCGTCAGCGTCGCCGTATGCGTTGGGAACAAAACGAAACATGTCATACGCTATTTCTTTGCGGGTTTGTTCGTCGTATCCGCCAAGAAGCTCAGAGATCATGTCGTCTGTTATTGGGGTAAGTTCCATTTCCCCAGTTTCAAAAGCAGGAACTTCTATCTCTATAGGTTGTCCTTGGAAAAAACGAGTTGTTGTAGTTGCTGGAGTTACAGCAGGAGCTTCAGTGTATCCGTAAACGTTATCAACTGATTGAGGCATCACAGCTTGAATAGTTGCTAATACAGTTTCAGCGAAATCCAGTTCTTGTTGATTAGTGCCTACTGGAATTGGATTTTCAGTTTGAACCATTTACAAAATCTCCGTTAGTAAACGCACGCCATACATCTGGCCGTAACGTAGAAATAAAACTTTCTGTAGTAATCATATCTTGTTCAAAGTACCTATCATAGATCCTAGAAAATTCAGGTCTTGCAGCTAACGCTTCTTTCTGATTTTCCCACATTAATTTCAAATCAGCGTTAGAAGCAGCAGTTAATACATTGCTTCCAACACGACCAGTTTCAGGGTTTCGTGTCGTGCTACGTTGAATAAGCTTTAACTCAATAAAGTTTCTTAGTTGAAAGTACTCAATAACGTGTCGTGTAGAGGGCCGTGCAAGAATGTTATCTTGCTCTAAACCAGCTAAGAAACCTTCAATAATTGCAGGTGTTTTGCTAACCCTTGACTTTGTTGCGTACTCTTCACCCCAAGCAGGTATTTCATTTTTCAAACGTTCAACAAGTTGGTCAAACATTATCTTTACTGGCAACATTTCAGTAGAAGCCATAGAATAATCTAAACCAGCAGCTTTACGTTTCTCTTGCTCGCCTCTAACAATATCGGCATAAATAGAGTAAAGGCCCCAACCACGTTCAACTTCAGTATCAGCTATTGTGTCGTAAACGCTTTTGCGTTCCCTACGTTTCGTATCGTCTGACGGGCTTATATCCATATCAGTTTGTCGCCTGTACGCAGCAGAACTAAACTTAAATTCTTCATCGCCAGCGCCAAGGCTTCCAGTCACCCAACCACCAACTTCAGGGTGGGCTTGCACAAGCTCTTGATTTTCTATGTACGCTATTTCAGCAGTTGCAGAAGCAGCAACACCATCGTTTAATTTTGTCATTCTGGCTGTTAACGCAAACAGTTCAGGCCCGTGTTCTTCTATGAAAATCTGGTTACCAGCTAACGTGCCGTGTTCTCGTTGCAAATTCCTTGCTTCTTTTATTAAGTCGTCATAAGGAGAAAACGCTGTCGTTGACGTAGGCATAAACAAACCTGTAGCTATCCTAAACATAAAAAAATCATTTGCACGTTGGTTAGCTTCTTCTATCAACATGTTAAGTTGCTTTTCGTCTGTAACATCTATCGGTGTGCCATTTTCGGCTTGCTCTACAAAAATTTGTAACGCAAATGCTTGCACTTGCCTTTCCCTAGTAGGAGTCTCTCTTACAAGGTTGTCCATGTTTTGTTGATAAGCAGGGATAAACCCTGACTTTATGCGTTCAAAAACACCGCCTTCAGGGTGACCGAACGGAAACATAAAGTTAAACGTTTCATCAAGTTCAGGGTTCCTCAATACAGCTTCTCGTACAGGTATCGAAACAAGAGGGCCAAAACCCGGAGTTGTTGATTGCAGCATAGAAGCTAATCCTTCTTTACTAAAACGTAACGGGTTGTTACTCAACAACTGACCTAACGGCCCTTTGCTTATCAAATTTAATGGCCCACCGTCGGCAGGTAATTTATCTAACCCATTTACAGCCCATTCTGGTAATCTAAACGCTAAATAATTAGCGCCTGTTTCTTCATCATTTATTTCAGTTATGCCTAATGTTTCTGCGTTCCAATCTGACATGTATAAACGCACGCCTTTGGCTACTACAGCAGGGTTTTCTTGCCCTAGCTTAACCCAACGACCTATAACTTCTTGCCACGCATTGTAGAACGGCATTACCAATGCAGCCATTTCTCCAAATCGTGTTTCTTCAGCTAAATCGTATAGCAGGTCCCGTGTTTCTAGTAGCGCTACATCTCTGGCGCTATCTTCTAGTTTTCGTAATTGGTTCGGGCTGATTGTGACTTGCCCGTCTGCATCCATGTACGCTGAAATTTTGCGGTAAAAGGCACGTTCATATTTTGTTCTGTAGTACGGGTTACGAGATAAATGGTCTGCTGGTAACGTTCCAAGGTTTTCATATATGCGTTCAATAAATTTACCTGATTCCTTTCCAAAACCTGCTCTTTGTGGAGCTATTGACTCAGGAGTTGGTGACACTTGCCTACCAAAATCTCCATAACTTTTACCTTCTAATACATTTCTAGGAACTCCACCTAAACGTATATCTACAATAAGAGCGTCAACATCTCCGTCATTGTATTTTTTGCTTTTTTTAGTGTGATCCTCTAATGCTTTTTGAACGTCTTCCCATTTAACAGGTTGTTGCGTTCGTGCTTTTTCTCTAAGGTTATCAAAAATTTGTCCTCTTGGTAGCACATTGTCGTACTCGTCAACAATGTTATCTGCTATATTGTAAATTACTTCGCTAACAGGTGTTACAGCATTTTTTTTAGCTTTTTCTATTGGGTAATACAAACCTAAATTATTTGAAAGCGCTTCATTCGTTCTAATTTCTTTAGCAAGTCGAGCAACACGCACATCTCTTGGCAAATCAGCCCACACAATATCAAAAAACGATGACTGCCATTTATCTCCAATAGCTGTGTAACGTTCCATCATTGTTTCCCACCCTTTAGCAAAGAAACTTTTATCTTCATCAAGGATGTCCCAAGCTCTCCATTCAGCATTATTAAATTCTTGCAATCTTCGTTCGCTTGCTTGCTTAAAGCCAAGGAACATAGCGCTTTGAGCTTTTGTTGAAGAAACAGCACGTTGGTTCATTGCTATAAAATCAGCGTCATCTCCAAAAGCTCCACGGGCAGTAATGCCACCTATTTTAAGATTGTAATGGCCAGCTTCAACTAACAACCTTTCTGCTTTCTCAACACTGTTCACAACATCATCTAAACCAACCATGTCTTTATCTAAACTGTCTACTAGCGTTCTCATGCTGACACCTTGTTGCATCATTTGCTCTGCAAAACTACGCATAGCGGCAGCTTCGTCACCAGCTACTTCTAACGCATCATCTAACAATCGTTTAGCTTCTGACATGTACAAAGTAGATTGATGCAACGCTGCACGTTTTCCAGCAATGTTGTTAATTCTGCGATGTCTGCTGATTCCGTGCATACCAGCCCATGCCGCACCAGCCAAAGGATTTAACAATGTCCCAGCTATAAACGCCCTACTTACAGTAGGCATAGCGTAACGCAACTTATTTTCTTGTTTTGCTTTTTGTGCAGTTTCTTTAATTCTGTTTTTAAGTATGTCTGCGCCGCCTTCAACTACGTTCATGACTTCATACGCTGTTACATCATTTGCGTTAATTTTGCGTTCAAGGAACTTTTCGGCAGTAATAAATCTAGGCTTTTCAAGGCTTTCGTCAAGAAAACGCAATTCACCATTTTTCAATGTTTTAGTTTTTACATTAGGAAATAACGATGTAACGCTGTCTTCGACATCTATTACCAAATTATTATTTTGAATAGCTTCTATAGCGTCTTGCTTAATGGTAGTTGTAACGTCACGCATTGACGATTCAATACTTCGTGTAGCATACGCATCTTTCAAATCACCCATACCACGGAACACATTACGCATTTCCGTAATTGCACCAAGGTCAGCTAAACGCCGCAATGTTTCATCTAACTGCACACGCATCGGCCATTTAGGAGTCAATAACACCATAGGCCGCCAAACGTTTTGAGCTTGTTGCGCTCTATTCCTTAACGGCCTAGCAACACGCTTAAAGCCATCTTTTGTTTGGACCCAACGTTTACTCTTTAAATCCCTAGCGTATTGTTTAGGATTAAAATTGTTAACAGCTTCTTGTGCTTCATCAACTGCTTCTTCAGCCGCCTTAATTTTTTTAACGCTTGCTTTTTCAGCTTCAAGTTTTTTAAGGTTTTCTCTAGCTTTGAACAATTTTTCATCTAACTGATTCTTAGTCAGCACAACTAAACGTTGCTTGTCTTGAATAAAATCATTAATCAAATCAAACCTTGGAATAACTTCTGCTTGTTTAACCATGTGCGGAGACATGCCATGATCAATAAACACCATGCCATCATCACCTTTATACGAACTATATGAACTTTCTGCGCCACGCACAGAACCACGTGTTTTTTTACCTTGCTGTTGAGCTTCTTTTACTTGTTTACGAGAAGCATCTTTTAAGTTATTAGCTTTTTGTAATTGGTCAGCTAAAGAATCACCAATGTCAATCCCTGCTTCTTCAATTAACTCATCTGCTTTATTAACAAGTCGAGTCTTAGCGTTATCAAATTCATTTCGTAAATTTGCTGCCATATTAGAATCCGCACGGTTCCTAATTTCCATCCACCTGCCCAGCAAATCACGGACTTCATCGGCGTTAATAATTGATTTACCGTTAATAGTTACGCCGCTAGCGTTAGCAAGCATACGTTCATATTGTGTAAACGCACCTGCATCGTTAAATTCAATTAACGACTGAGGCACACGCTCTGTAATTACACGCAATATTCTAAAACCAAAAGGTGTAATGACTGACGGGATCTGATACACACGCTCTATAAAATCAGCGTTGCGTCTTTGCAACCTTCCTAACTTTTCTCCTTTTTTTGCCTTTCTGTTAAGTTCCCGCAGATGCTTATTGCGGAGAGCTTGCAACGAATTAGTTCTATACACTTTATCTATAGATACATCTACCCCTTTAAAAGGAGCTTCTTCTAACACATCTAGAATAGCCAAACGTTCTAACACAAACTCTGCTGTTGCCGTTAAACCAGCATCGGCTGTTAACATTTCATCAGTCAACGTGTTCATGCGAACATTCGTTGAGCCATTAACAATTTGAGTTATTTGACTTTCTTGCAAACCTACTTGCAAGTCATACATCATTTCATAATCAACGCTGTCAAGTTTTTTTTCTGCTATTGCTACACGTTCGTAATAAGGTTTTGTTTCATCTTGTAAACGTTTTTTTTGATTTTGGAACCTTGTAAGAGCACCTTTTTGACCGCTTGTAAGATTTTCTGGTTTACCATAACTATCAATTTTCTGATCTAATACTTCAATACGGCTATTCAAATCATCAAGCATTCTTAAATCATCAAAATAGCTTTCATCTTCAAGTAACTTTCTGCCTTCTCTAGCTATGTTTTTAGCTTCATCAAACGCAGTCATATCCCCAATCAAAGCACGGGCAGTTAATCTTCTAGCCTCTGGGGTAGCACCGTGACCAATAGCGAACGCTGCTGACTCAGGCATACTTGCTGCTGAACGCCGACCAATCGTTTCCCGAAGAACAACGGCACGCCGTCTTGCTGCTGCTTCCCTACTAAGACCGCCGTCTGCAACAGGGACGCCTACAAGTTTATCTATTTCGGCTAATTCGTCTTCAATTAATTTATATTTAGAACTATTCACAAAAGCGTGCGCTCTTGCTTGCGTACTTGTCGTACCAATCATTTCCCGAATTTTGCGTTGTTCTTCAGTTAAACCTTTGAACCTACTAGAAGTAATTAGCTCGCCGTGAACCAATTTGTCCATTCTGCGCCAACCAGTAAATAAGCCTCCACCCGGAGCATAAATGCGTTGGGGGCTAACATGTCGTCTACCAAGCGTAGACGTTAACTCGCCAGTCTTTTTCCCAGTAGTAGGATCAATTACTTCTTTAACGCCAAGTATTTTAACGTCACCAGTTTTAGTTACACGACCAAGCGCTGTCTTTCCTGACAAAACGTTTGCAGTACCACCTAACGCTATGTCAACAGGGTCAAGGAACTCTTGTGCGAAATCAAGCATTCCTGAAAACAATTTGAACATGTAATCGTCTTGCACAGCGTTCATTGCTTCGTCATCGAACGGATCGATCATCATTGTTGCTGCAAGCATCGACTGACCGAACGTGCGGCCATGCCCTTCTATCCTGTTTCCGTTTTCGTCATAGGATTTGCTGTTAATCTCGTAGGCTCTTGCCCACGTTGACCCATCCCACATTCGGGAAATGTTACCGTCACTTAAACTAGCGCCAACAACAGTAGCGAACGTTCCAAGGCCATCATCGACAACGGATTGCATTACCCAATCCCATTTTTCCATCGCAGCATTAAAATACTGGCCGCCACCTGTTCTGATAAAACCAAGCGGACCTGTTTCTGGCAACGCACCAACAATAGAACCTATGACACCTTCGGGGCCAAACGCACCTTGCATAGCAGTCCCAAGAATGTCCTCTTGCCAAGAATTAAACCAAGTTTCAGCAGCCTTATCAGGTTGCATACTTATCAAATAAGCACTTGATTTAACAGTATCTACAGCAAAGTCAAGGCTACCTTCTCCTATGTCAAGAATGCCTCCACCAATGTCTTTCAATCGGTCTAGAAAACCCATAGTTACTCTCTATTCTGATTTTGTAAATCTTCCATCGGCCCTATAGCAAGCCTTAACTTCCTAGCAAAGTTTCTTGTTTGTGGAGAAGCATAGGGTTCAGAAGCAGCTTGTTCTAACAAAGGCAAAATAGCGAGCATTTGCATTTTGCGTTGTTGCGTGGCCTCTGGAGTCAACACAGCTTCAGGTTGGCCCATAGCTGTAACCATTTCGTTAGGTCGTTCAGAACGCCTACCAAACGGTTGCTCCCCTGCTTTCATCGTAGGAATCTGTGGTTCCTCCATACTGGGCAAAGGAACAGCGGCTTGCGCTTCTTCTTGCATTTTAGCTTGACCATACTGTTGCCCAGTTAAAGTCCTTGCAGCTTGTTCGCCTTTACGTTTTCTAGGCACTATAAAGCTCCTAATAGTTCACGCAAACCAGCAGGCCCACCCTCAGCAGAAGGCGGAGCAACCATAGCTTCTGCTCCTGCTTCGGGTTGGGCTATGCCGGATTGTGCTTCAGGGGATGTAGGCGAAACCATTGTGGCTTGCCTTTCTTGGGCTTCACGCTGTACTTTCTCAACAGCGGAAGCTAATTCAGCTTTGTCCGATTTAACAAGATCAATGATACGAGCAAGATCAGCAGGTGATATTGCCCCTGTCGCTGCTTGTTGCTGCAAGCCAGACAGTAAACTTTGCTCTAACTGTTCAGCAGTCACAGCATCACGTTCAAATTCAACGTCCTCAACTAGAGGATCTATTTTCATAAAGGATTCTTTCGACATCGTTCCCATTGCCAGCCTTTGACCGCCAGCGATAACAAGATTATTAATGTCAGCCCCAGCGTGACTATAACTGACCACATTGTCATCTGTCGTAAAGTGCTTGTTTGGAACATAATCTACCTTGCCTTTCACTTTGCCCATAGACACATAAAACGATTTAGACTTATTACCTGCATGAGCTTTCGCCATAGTCATAGCTAACTTGTTTTCAGTTTCTAATGAGCGAGCAAGAATGCGTTGCGATTCCTGCACAGAGAAATCAACTACAGCAGAAAGAACAGCGTCGCCACGGCGACCAGTACGAATGTTGCTTGTAGATTCACCACCGAACTCAGCAGGAATACCAGCAGTTAAACGTTGCGCTCTTTCCAAACGATCAATGGCAGGGTTTGTCATAAATCCGGGTTGCAGTTGCATGTCTCGCAAATCACCACCACGGATAACGCCAACTTCGCCTGTTAATCCATTCGCAGGGTTAATAATTGTTGGTTGTTCACCTGCACGACCTACTAGCCATGTATCAGGGAACACACCTTTTTGTACAGCTATAACTTCTAACGCCATAAGTTTTGCTTGTTGTTGATACATTCCTAGAATGCCGTCAAACTGTCCGTTAGGTTCATCTAATGAAATGCTTTGGGACATGACAACAGGGCAAACATTTGTTCTGTTAGGTGTTCTTTCTAACTCAGCAATAATTGGTTCGTGATTGTCGTTCATCGTATGCACGCCAATGCTGTGAGCAGGGTTATGTATTGCTATTAATACATATTCTTCACGGTCAACGTATTCAATAAGTTCGACAGGTCTGTCATTGTCGTAAGGTGCTTCGTTAACGCCAGCGAAACGTAGCGCAGCATCAGGATAATGTCTACGAATCCAACCTTGCGAACGCTCATAACCAAACACGCAATCAACTGGACTCATTTCATCAGGTCCACGCAAGTTAGACGGATACGCAGTTAAGGGGTCACGCACATGCCATGTAGGGCAACCCTTCTCATGGTCAAACCGTATTTGCACAATACTACTTGCATACCCGATAAGATGCCTTGCACGTTTCGCAAGTTGCATGTCAATGCGAGAGTTTTGCCACCAACCAAACAATGCTTTGCGACGAATCGCAGCAAACTTTTGAGATTGCTTAGATGATTCGTCTTCAGGTGGGCAAACAATGTCAGGAGTAACAGACGCTATACGCATAGCAGTCTGATCTAACCCCTGCGCTAACAAGTTTGCTACAGACGACGCTTCAGTCGAATCTATCTCAGGTAAAGGCACGATTACGTCACCGTTGTAATGGTCACGGATAAGGCGCATACGTTCTTTCACACCAGCATGGTTAGATGAACGTGTATAGTACAGATCTACAATTTCTTCAGCGGTTTTCAATGTTTTAACTTTCTGTTACCCACGAAGGCCGCCATTGCCTAATAGGCTCAGACATAGGCGTATATATTTTTTCTAGGTTATGTTCTACAAACCATTGTGCCATCACACAGTCGTCAGTTCTAGACCCTGTGCCTTCTGGGTTCCATTTTGTTACTTCATTGACTAATAACAAAGAATGCGGCCTAGCATCTGTTCTTTGCATACCCGGAAGTCGGATACGACCCAAACGATACAAAGGAGCTAGCATTTGCACACCATATTTAGGGTCACCCTTGTTTCTAGCGTGCGTGTAATGCGGTACTAGCTCCACACCTCGCAAAGCTGACCACCTTCGGAAATGATCGTACTGCAAAATAAACTTTTGTGCAGCGTTGGCTTCAACTATCCAATGCGTAATAGGGTGACCTATCTCATTACTTATTTGCCACCACTCTTCAGCTATGCCAGTGAAACGTTGCGTGTCATGGTTCCAGTCAAGAAACGCAGGGGCATCCATTTTGCGCCTGTATGACTCTAATAAATAACGATATTCGCTTTCAGGGCAGTACGCCCAGCATTGCAACGCCCAAAAATTAGATGGTGACGGGTCAGCAGACGCTACAACCATCACATCGCCTGCTAAGTATTGAGGTATTTGCCATAGATCACGGTCTTTATCCCAACAACCAACGTAATCTACACCGTTTTTTCCGACTCCTCCGCTAATCCAGAGCGGATCAACAAGCACTGATGCAGGGTCAGAGTCTTCTTGTTGGTACAGTATTTCGTATCTGTCAGGTGTTTGTGCTTTAATGTGGCGTATTTTTCTCCATGGCAGTCGCCGTGGGTACAGTAAACAGCCTTCTGGGTATGCTGGGTCGCTAGGTTTGTGTAGTTGTTCGCATCTGTCGTCGTAGTGTGCTTTGTATTTGAGGTGGTTGTATTTGCGTTCGCCTTCTGCTTCTACTTTGTCTTCGTCTACTTCGTCGTAGTCTTCGTCTATTGGTGCAAATTTGTCTAATGCGTAGCGGTATATGTCGTCAGAGGCCATGCGTTGTCCTTGTAGGACTAGTAATCCGCTTGGTTCTAGTCGTGTTTCGGCTACTTCGTCCCACCAACGGTACATGTCGGAGCGTGATTCGCTATTACGCATTTTGCGTGGGTCCCACACATCGTCCCATATAATAAGATCGAATCGGCCTCCTAAGAAGCCGGAGTCCATGCCGAACGCTGACCATGATGGTTCTTTCTGCGATAGGGGCAT